GTTATGGACGCTGAATTTAAAAAGAGTTTGGGTGAACTGACGAACCTTACACGCACGACCATGAAGCAGTCACAGATTGACCTTATTAGTATGCTTGATGAAGCTGATTTGCGAGTGGCGGCAGGAGTGCAAAGCTATTCAGCGGCGGTGTGTGATATTTTGGACAGATACGCCGGACGGGGGATATATGTGGACTATCCGAGCGGCACACGGCGGACGCTGGAAGCGGCGGTGCGGTGCTGTGTGGTTACGAGCCTTTCACAGACCGCGTCAAAGGTTAGTTTGGAATACATCAAAGAAGCAAAGACAAATCTCGTATTAGTGTCGGCGCATCTGGGCGCGCGAACAGCGCAGAAAGGCAGACCGCCATACGCAGACCATAGCGCATGGCAGGGCAAGATATTCCATATAAAAGACGAAGATTTAGAAAAGCTGACTACCGTTTAACGCTTTCCAGATACATAGCTATAGCCTTGTCAAATAACTTGCTTAATGGTATGCCTGTTTCCTCTGAATACGCTTTTAACTTTGCATACAATTCTTTGTCAATGGCGGTTGAAATTGCAGTGCGGTTTTTCAAGTTTCTATTTGAAGCCATAACAAATACCTCCTTTGAGATACATTATAAAACTTCTTTCAATTTATTGCAATTACTTTTTGAATATGATATAATTGAAATATATTGAAAGGAGTTGAAATAAATGCCAAAGTTTGAAGATTTAACAGGAAAGAAATTCAATAGGTTGACTGTTACAGGGAGAGCAGAGGATTATATTTCTCCGAAAGGTTATCGACTTGTTATGTGGAATTGTGTATGTGATTGTGGAAATAAATCAGTAGTTGCTACAGCGCAATTAAAGTCTGGAAAGACAAAATCATGTGGTTGCTATAATGACGAGAAAAGAAAGGAAGATTTGACAGGGCGAAAATTCGGAAGATTGACGGTAATAGAAACCGCTGACAGAGGAGAAAGAGCAGGCAGGGCACAATTCTGGAAATGTAAATGTGAGTGTGGAAAAGAAACTATTACAGATTCTTATTCTCTCACAAGTGGAAGGACTAAGTCTTGCGGCTGTTATGCCAGAGAAAATAGCAAACACGCAAAAATAACAGAGCCAAAGCATGGAATGACACATACAAGAATATACACAATATGGCATCACATGAGGACGAGAACATCTGATAAGGCGACTGGAAAAGAGAGAGTAGACTATTATGAAAGAGGAATAAGAACTTGCCCCGAATGGGATAATCTCGAAAATGGTTTTGAGAATTTCTATAAATGGGCTATGGCGAATGGATATAGAGAGGATTTAACCATTGACCGTATTGATAATGATGGGAATTATGAACCGTCAAATTGTCGTTGGGCTGACGATTTTACGCAGGCGAGAAATAAAAGGATAAAAAAGACAAACAAAACCGGCTATTCTGGTGTTTACGAGCAAAGACCGGGGAGGTACAGAGTTACAATAAGAATAGACGGAAAGAACACAACAATAGGGCATTATGATTCATTGGAAGATGCTGTTATTGCAAGGCGTGACGCTGAATTGAAATATTGGGGACATACAAATATTGATATATGATGTGAGGGAATATGAGTGATACGAAATACCCAGACTTTATAGAATCAACTGGATATGGAACTGGCGACGGTTTGTGTGGGTGGAACTGTCGCCACCATTTCCAAGCATGGGCGGAGGGGTTACGCAATCCCTATGTGGACGAAAAAGGCAATCTGAAAATTGACAGCGAGGAAAATAAAAAGCGGTACGAACTCCAACAGCAACAGCGTGCTATGGAAAGAAACATCCGTAAAACAAAGAGAATGCTGATTGTGAAGCAAGAGCAGATGGAGGGATTGCCGCATGAGGATATTGAAAGGCTTCAACCGGAATATGACAAATTAGCTTATGACCTGACACAGCAGAATGGAAAATATAATGTTTTCTGCAAACAGAACGATTTACAGCCGCAGTATGACCGCATAAAGGTAGCTGATTTCGGCAGGGAGCAGACAAGGCGGAGTAATGCCGGGGCGAAAAGGTATAAAAACGAATTGAGCCTTGATGGAAAAGGCGGTATAATAAAGATAAAGAATGGAATAGATGTAAGTGCCATTTCCAAACATACGATTGAGAGAGCGAATGAAAGGAATGTTTCACGAACAGACATTGTTAATGCTTTGGAAAAGCCGCTGAATATACGGGATGTTGTGATTGACGATAATGGAAGGAAGAGCCAGAGATTTATAGGTGAAACCGCTACTGTAAATATAAACCCAGATACCGGGAATGTTATCACAGTCTGGAGGACTGGAAGTGCTACCAAAAAGAAATATGAAAAAGGCGAGGATTGATTATGTTTAATAAAACAGAGATAGAATTTATGGAATCGTTAGGTATAGAAGCAGATTTTGAGAATTTGTCTGATGATATGCTTGTAAAAATTGAGGATATTGTTTCCGAAAAACTGCAGAAGTCAGGATTCGATGGGGATTATAAAGTTACGGATATTGGTAAAATATGTGAATCTATCCTTGACAAGCTATAATTGGTACAACCCCCGCCCGAATCTGTTGTAAAATTGTGGTAGGGGGTAGGGAAGATGAAGAACATTATAGGAAGTATCAGCACAATAAAGAATTTCATGGGAAATGCAGGAAGAAATACTTGCAACGAGTATCTGTATGAAGCGCTGACGGACGCTGTTGAGAGCATGGAGCAACATGCCCCCAAAAAGCCGGTATTTAAGCACGGCGAATCTGTTATGGCTGTTGATTATGTAGACGGTCACGGAGAAATGAAAAAGGATAAATGGGCGGAATGGGTATGCCCTAACTGTGGTTGGTTTGTCGGACAGCAGTACATACCGAGGAAACACAATCAGCAGAAGTGTAATTTCTGTTCAAGGTGCGGACAGTCTATTGATTGGAGCGTTGATAATGGATAAATGGATAAAATACAATCCAAACCCCAAGGAAAGACGTGTCGGCGACTGCGCCATTCGTGCGTGTTGCAAGGCTACAAATCGCACATGGAACGAAGTCTTTGACGCTCTGGTACAGATTGCATACAGGCAAAAGGATGTTCTGTCGGCAAATAAGGTATGGGGTGAATACCTGGCAGACAACGGCTATGTGCGCTATGAGCCAGATTATCCTATGGACGTTTACAAGTTCTGCTGCAACTTCCCACATGGTACATACGTTTTAGGACTTGACGGACATGTGGTGACGGTGGTGGACGGTCGGTACTATGACACATGGGACAGCGGCGGTAAGAATGTTATTTATTTTTGGGAGAGGGGATAAGTATGGCAAGCATATCAACAAGTACGAATTGCAGTGTCAGCTTTTCGGATGAAGAGAAGGAAATACTGCAAAAGGCAAGCGAAATCTGTAAAAATATCGGGCGTGAAATATGGCACAATGGAAACGACACAGATGAAGAAGATGAAGCAGCATTTTTCTTTTCTGAAATTGGCGGGAGTATTGAAAATGCTTTAAAGGGAAATTATTGGGCGCCTTAATTGTTGCAACCCCTCCCTAAAATTGCTATAATGAGGATAATACAGAGCGGAGGTTTGGAAATGGAAAATAGGGATAATGTAAACGAAGAAAAGACACTTGCAATGGAAATGCTGTCTGAACTGAAAGAGCAGTCAAAACGCTGGTTTCGTGCGTTTCTTGTCATGGTTGTCGTGGAAGTTTTGACAATCGGCGGTTTTATATGGTATCTGAATCAGTATGACTTTATCAGCACTGTTGAACAGACTGGAATTTACACACTCACAGACAGCAACGGAAATGTCATCAGCGCAGATATCACTCCGGAACAAATCAAAGAAATCATGGAGATTATAAACAATGGCAAAGACGAAGGTGACGAAAACCAGAAGTAAAAAGAGTGGAAGTAGCAAGGGAACTGCAAGAAGGAAAAAGAAATAGGTGGCATTCTTGAAAGTATGTAACTTCACAAAACCGGAAATAGAATATTGTTTGAGGGAATGCAACTTTACTGATCCAGAAACGCAACTCTTTAACATGCGGTGCAAAGATATTCCTCTGGAGCGCTGCGCGGAAGAGATGAATGTGAGCGTTTCGACTGTGAAGCGCCTAAGCCGGAGAATGAAAAACAAAATAATCAAGGTGTGCTGATACTTTCATGATACTTTCCAGAAACTTTTTAGGGACTTATGTGAACTCGTAAGTCCTTTTTTCATGTGCGAAAATATTGCCATAGGAGGAGGCTAAGATGCTTTTCAACTTATAAAACTTTATTCCATCTTACCAGAATGCGAGTGATTGGATGATGATAAATGACATGATTAAGTCAATGGAGGAACCAGAGTATGCCATATCCAAACCAGTATTCCCAACCTTACCCATATCAATATACAGCGCAGGTGCCAGCGCCTATGGATCGGTTGGCACAACTCCAGGCCCAGCAATACCAGATGCCACAAATACAGCAGGCAACACAGCCGCCCCAGACCAACCAAGGCCTTTTGTGGGTGCAGGGGGAAGCTGCGGCACGCTCTTACCTGGTAGCGCCGAATACAACGGTTCTCCTTATGGATAGTGAGAGCCAGGTTTTTTATCTGAAATCTACGGACGGTTCCGGCATGCCGCTTCCATTAAGGATATTCGATTATACGGAGCGTACCACGCAACAAAACGTACCGCAGAACGCGCAACAAGCCACACAGAGTGCTTCAGAGGACTTGGACAGTAAATACGTCACCCGCGAGGAATACAGCCGCTTACAGGCTCAATACGCGGAGATAATGGACAAGCTGGATAGCTTTCATGCTTCTGTGGTGGTTCCAGAAGATACCAAAAAGTCAGCGACACCAGCAAATAAATCAAGAAATAGGGGAGGGGATTCTAATGAGTAATCCACTGTTTTCAGCACTTGGAGGAAATATGGGTGGCATGGCAGGAGGTGGTCCTTTTGCCATGATTCAGCAATTTATTCAGTTTGCGAATGGGTTCAAAGGAAATCCGCAGGAGGAAGTTCAGAAAATGCTTAATTCTGGCCAGATGTCCCAGGAACAATATAACGCCTTGCAGGGACAGGCTACACAGTTTCAGCAACTCCTAGGAAAATTCCCTGGTGCAAACGGTTCAAAATGATACAAAAATCTGCGCAGATTTGAAGTATAAATAAAATTTTTGGAGGTAATTATGATGGATTCAGGTGGAGTACCTATGACTATGCCTGTTCAGCCGGCATATTCCGCTAACAATGGCGGCGGCTTTGGCTGGGGTGGTGATGGTGCATGGTGGATTATCATCCTTTTCCTGTTCGTGTTTTGTGGATGGGGAATGGCGCAAATAGTCCTGGACTGCAGGGCTTGGTAACCCGTGCTGATATCAACGATGGATTTGCCATGAACAACCTGCAGAGCGGCATCAACGCAATCCAGCAGGGTATCTGTGACGCTACATACGCTCTGACAAATGCCATCAACAGCGGATTCAGCACCACGCAGATGAGCATGATGCAGGGATTCAACGGTGTGCAGGCGCAGATCTGTAGCCTTGGTGCACAGCTGGCACAGTGCTGCTGCGACATCCGGGCATCTATCCAGGATGTGCGGTACGAGATGGCTCAGAGCACATGCAACATCACCAACCAGATGAACAACAACACCAGGGATATCCTGGAAAGCCAGAACAGCAACACCAGGGCGATTCTCGACTACCTGTGCCAGGAGAAGATTGACGCAA